GCCGGCCGCCTTAAAGATGCCCCAGACGAAGAGGAGCTTTCCCCAGTTCTCAGCTAAGACGACGATGCCCTCGCCTAGTTTAATAACGACGTCGGTAACCATCTTGATGTCCTTTTTCCACTCTTTTTGCGCGTTCTTGTCTGCTTTCAACGCAGTTGTCCAGTCTTGCACTCTCTTAATGATATCGTTCGCAACTGGAATTAAGCTCACCATTAAAGCTTTGAATTTTTCGGTGACGGACATGATATCTTCAGATTCTTTCTGAAGACGCTTATAATCAGCGGTATTTTGTCGGGTCGCGCCCGATAGCTTGCTCATATCCCCCGATAACATAAGGGCTAAATCGCCCACGCTGTCGAGGCCAACAGCGTCTTTATAGAAAAGACGCTGGTAATAGGACATTTCGTCAAATGACAATCCAGCGTTTAAAATTGAATCGCGGATCATTTCAAAACGCTCAACTGGATCTGTGGCAGTCATGAGGTCCATGGCATTAACAAAGTTGCCCCCCAATGCTGCGTTCAGTTTTCCGGCCTGTGTTGCGGCGCCTTCGAAAGTGTCAAACTTGTCGACAATATTGAGCAATTTATTGATTTCCAGGCCCGTGGTCTTAGCCACGATGGCCAACTGTTTAAATGCGCGCACACCGTCATCGCCTAATTTAGCAATACCGGTGCCGGCTGCAGCAAAGTCCTTGCCCATCTGAGCGGGAGCCACACCTATCTGTTGTGCAAAATCAGCTAGCTCGCGAGAATTGGCGGCAGCTGCGTGTGTGCTTAGGCCAAACATCTTTGTTTGCGTTTGGACCCCTTGCGCAAAGTCCTCGCTAGACACACCTAATTCTTTGAGAAGGGCACCTGTTTCAATGAGATCGTCGCGCTGGGTTTTTGATATCATGGTAAAGTCCGAATACGTTGTATAGAGGGACTGCATAGTTGCATTTATATCTTCAAGCTCGACTCCGTATTCACGCGTTTGCTCATAAACGCTCGAAATCGAGGACGCATATTCCTTGCCGGCGCCGGTGGCTCGACGGAAGGTGCTTTGAGTTTTGTCAGTCAAGAAGATAAGATTGATAAAGGAGCCGGCAATGGCGGCCAGGGAGCCTCCAACCATGCCACCAATCAAATTGTCTAAAGGCTTCATGTTCTTGTCTGCCAGGCCTCGCACTACCTTGCCTAAAAGGACTATGTTCTTGGCGTTAAAGAACGGGTGTTGGCCATATGCATCAAACATCGAGGCCATGGATGCCCCGAGTTGTTGGCCGGCTTGGGCGCCTTCTTGGATGGCTTTCGTGGTCCCCTTGGCTACTTCAAGGTTCTTTTCCGCTACCTTTAAGTTTTTGACTGCGGTGTCAAACTGCTCTTGCTCCTTGATGCCGATATCCGTAGCGTTGGCTAACTGTTGTTTGGCAATTCTTAGGTTTGTCTCCGCTAAAGTTTTAGCAGTTTCGGCCATTAAGATGCGCTTGTCTTCGGAATCTTTGAGTTTGGCATATTTGCCAAGTTGGCGATCAAGAGCGCCGCTTTCTTCCACCAAGCTTGCAAGGCGGCGTTCGCCCAAATCAAGCAACTCTTTAAGCTGATCTTTTTGATCTTCAGTGAGGCGAATCCCCCGTCGAATCATGTCGAGAAGTTTTTCTTTTAGTTCTATCTCTTCTTGTGTTGTGCGATCGGCCACGGAAATTTTCCCTTTTCACTCAGAAATAAATAGTTTGCCTATCAAAAATACTATTTAATGAGTTTTCAGTTTTTTCCTGAACGATATCGCTGTTGTGAAGGCTGATTTTGTGCTGTGAGCGTTTGTGTTTGGCCTTGGCCCTTAGATGCACCTTGCATAGCCTCGTTTTCTTTTTCAATTTGCCTGACGAGACGTTCGACAAACCACGTCCTTAAGCCAACCGGCAGGTTATATGCTTCGGTGAATGACCAACCCCCTGAATACTGCAGGAAGAAAAACTGCTCATACACGTTCTCCATATATTCACCGGTCAGGCCAAAAAAAGTCCGCTGTAAGCGGCACCTCCATGGTCTCTTCATGACCGCACTCTTCGCACTCAAAATGTTGCGACAGATCGACATTGGGGGCCGATAACTTGTAAGCTGCGCGTAGGTGGCGGGAGTCCATAGACGGCAATACATTAATTGCTTGTGAAATGGTGGCCGGATCGGCCTCTCCGTTAATCGAAACGATCATACTGGCTAATTGCGTAGTAATGACGCGATCGGGACCTTTGCGCTTGCGTGTTTGCTCTGCATACGCAGCTAACTTTTTTTCATCACGGCCGGTTAGAAGGCGAAAACCCACCTCAAACCCGCTTCTCGGGAGGGTGGTGGAAAAAGTGCCATCGCCGTGATCGGTGACATCAAGGTCTTCCACATCTTCGCCGCGGTAGACCATACCTTCATTTAAATCAAAAGCATATTTCTGACTATGTGAACAATTGGGGCACGTTACGCCTGTAACATATTCCTGCCCGTATCCCGAAACCCGGGTAGCAACAATAATGGCGTTTCGATCGCCAATGAGCAAATCTTGAGGATTAACGCCCTTGTGGACAATAACACTTTCAATTATGCGGTCTAGTGCAATGCCCTTTTTGAGTAATGCGCGCGAAGTGAGAATATCTTCTTCTTTGGCGGTCATTTGCTTGATTTCAATGCACTCCTGACCATGGAGGGGGTGCCCTTCTGGATAAAATCTTCCTCCCGAGGGCAAATCAACAAATTCTGTCGGAACAACGAACGATAGCGGGCCCGTGGCGGGTGCTGTTTCGGTGTCTTGGAGAATAGTTTGGGGAGGGAGTTTTGCGTCTTTCTGTGTCGAACCTAATCGATTTTTATTTCGTGACAATATACACCTCTATTTTATGTAAATCTATACGTTGAAGAACTCGGTACCACCACCGGCCGCTGCGGAGGCATTGGTCGTCTCAACGCGCGCCCAGTCGTACTTCATGGTTACTGACATCTCAACCAAATCATCTTCGCCGTAGCCCAGATCTCCATACTTCACTTCGGAGATAAATGCGTTCCACAGGGTCCAGGTTTCAATTTGGTTACCGTCGGCGTCAATCTGGGCAATTAGAACTGTTCCGAGTGCACTGGATGATTTGGCCTTAGACATCGTGCCCATACTGTCGGTGCTGGTATCGGTGGGGGGTTTGTACCCTGACAACTGGAGAATATCGGAGAACGTGGCGGTCATATCGGGAGAAACGGGATCAACAAGGGTCAATGTGACATCTTGCCAAGCGACAGAGCCCGGGTAATAAAATGTATGGTTAAGGTACTTGTGCTCCGCAGTATTAATGGTAAATGATGGCTTTGTTACGGTTTTCGCGTACCAGAGGGCGGCGCCGCCGGGATCGGCACTCAGGCCTTGGAACTCCACGGTAAACCTAAACTTTCTTTTAGGATCTTTGTATTCGGCCCCTTCTTCTCCGAAATTTGTTGACCAGAATGGCATTTGTTGGATACTCCTTAGTTGTGTCTGTTTTAATTAGTGTTTAATATGAATATTAGTCGTCAAAAGATGCACCAGTTGAGAGAATCGCGAAATCAATCGCAATATATTCAATAGCGCGCGCAGGCTTGATCATAATCTTAGCATATAAAATGTTGCGATCAATCAAATCTGCTGTGGTGGTGTTCTCGTCAAGAATTAATCGATAATCGGTGATCCCGAAGTCTGTCTTGACATTTGCCAAGAAGGGCTCAATAAGACCCTTAAATCTATTCCAAGTTGCCTGAACATTCTGCTCGAAAAGAACTTTGGTTGATAGGATGGAGATCTGCTTCTTCAAGTAAATCACCAGGCGCCGCACGTTGATTCTATCAAGTGCAGATGCGCGCTCCTGCAAAGTCTTCTGCCCGAACACAACAATTCCCGTGCTGGAGAAGGAGGCAATTGGATTGATACGCGCATCATAAAGTGTGTCACGATTATCTGAGGTGAGGCGCGTGACCACCTTTGTGATCGGAATGCCGGCGGCGCCGTCAGAGAGGGTTGCGCGGTTAAATCCAGCAGGAGCAAACCAGATCTTTGACTTGCGCTCGGAACTTGCCAGAACGCCCATCATGGCTACCGTGGGCGGAACCCACACAAGCTGGCCGGCCGCACCATCTTGTGTTTGAACCCATGGGTAAAAAGCTGCCCCATATGACGAATCAAGACGTCGCGACTTCATGTTGTTGGCAATCTGCCTCGCCGTGTTGGGGAGTCGATTTGATAGGCTGGATTCGTACCCCTCGGATGCGGGCTTATATGCGTTGGCGATGTCAATTAATGCGAGTGCATCGGCTCGGCTCTCGCAAGTATTAATCATGTGCGCCGTAAGAGAGTTGGTGCTTAGGCCCGGTGCCGATAGGACATTCATATCTATGACTTCGGGATCCGCCACCGTATCAATCGCGCGTTTCCAGGTATAAAATACCGAATCATTAATATTGGTTGAAGTGGATGTATCCATTGCTCCGTTCCACAGAGGATCGGGTACTCGAATGTTAAACCCATCAGTTCCGCCCCAGAAAGGAGCAGTAAATTTATTAATTCTGTTATTAAGAAGTGCTTCGTAACCATCATGAAACGTTACGCTACTCTGGTGGGGGCTCGAATTCGATCGTGACCCTGAGCTATAATAAGCACTTGCATACCCCGCGCTCCCTGTGGCAACATCGTCGAGGGTAAAAATGTATGAATAGCCGAGAAGACCCGTGGCCGTCACCACAGATCCTGTACCGGGATCGTACCCATTGGCTAGCTGTGTCCACAACATGCCAAAATCTTTGGCACTAGGGCCATTTTGACTGCTCCCAGAAGTGCGAGTAGTTTGATAGCCAAAATAAGCATCACGATAGCTGCTCATGCCTCCGTCAGATGCTGAATGGCGTAGGCGCACGGATGGGAATTCAAGAGAACATGAAACAGGCAACGATGCGGAAATTGAGCCCGAGGAAAAGGCGGTGATGGCCGTCCGCGCGATGCGCTCTTTGCCGATCCAGTTAGGCAGAGTGGGGCCCACATTGACGTATCTGTCACCGTCCCAGCCGCGGGTGCCGCCGGCGGTGGGGTACCGACTGATGTCGGCAGAGCTACTTTGAGCGGCAGGCGTGGCGAGTAATTGAGATGTGGGAATTGGGGGGCCGTGATATCCGAAGGGGAGAAGGGCTTCAAGGCCAACTCCACCACCAGAGTCAATTGCGTCGACCACCTGCACCCAAACAAATTTAGAGCGGTTAGGGTACTGGCCATATTCCACAAGACGACGATCGGTATCAGACCATACTTGACGCATATCCCCGATTTGCTTCCCAATATAATTTGGAGAGGCAGGATTGAGATCCAAGCCATCAAAGCGTTCCATGACCTGCACGTTATTGTCTGTGTCGTTAATTGATCGGATAACTACTGAAAATGTTCCGTAGTCGTTAAGGGTGGTCGTAGATTGGCGAATGTTTTCAATAGAAACTTTACAATTTCGACTCAACCACGAGCCATGGCCGCGGCCACGAAGTCGAAATAACCCCTTTGGGCTTGTCTCGGGATTGAAAGCAGTTGGAGTGCCGGTGTCTTGGCTAATAAACCAGCCCGCAACCGCCTCGCGAGAGGCTTGCCCAAGCATGTTAGCTGGGCCTTCGTAATTGGATGAGGCACTCAGTTGGATTCCTGTGATCACACCTACCAGTGTGGTGGCATCGGTAAGATTTTTATCTCTAAGCTCTTGTTCAAAGGATTCTCCAAGCCAATAATCTTTCTTGGCCGAAGTGGGGTAAAAGTCCCCATTCACGCGCAATTGAGGATTTGTGTTAAACTTTTTACGGAGGAAATTAGCGTTTGCATCATTTAAACTAAAGGATATTTTCTCCGGCGTGGATGCATTATTTGATCCGCTGATCACAACGGTGAACACCCCACTCGCATCCGAACAAATCAGGGCCCCGTTTGTGGGACATTGGCTGTCCGTCTTGGACTTCGTCCAGTTCGCCCATTCGGTCACACTGGTGTCACTCCCTGAAGCTTCACCCCACAGCGACCCTGAAAGGGCCATACCCCCATTGTCATTATACCAAATAGCGGCCAACTGCATAGCTGTGTTGCCAGTGAAGGGTCCCGCGGAT